ATTCAATATGCTACTAGGGGGGGTTTTTGCGGAGGTTATTTTACGACTCAAGTACTCCTCGACCAAACGCACCGAGGGTTACTCAAGGATTTTCAATATCTTCTTTATAGTACATATATAGTACACTATAAGCCGTAATCAACACGATTGACAGCCGTCATGAGGTCGCACTGGATCACAGATCCAATCTGTCCTTCACGAATGAGAGAAACAGCTTCAAAATACACATCTGCTGTTATCCCATACGCCTCACAAAAGCTCTCAACCGACAACCGTTGCGGGTTGTAAGTCGACGACAGCCTGCTATCTGGTGAGATCGAATGTCCCCGGGGAGGGAACTGTAGGCGGAAAGCATCCAACAAAGGGTGACCGGGTTCTCCTTTCCACGAATCAACCACTGCACCAAGGAACGCCTCTCCCTTCTCAGCGAGAGTGTCCCCTGGCACGCGTGTCAAATCCGTATCCAAAATACCAAAACGCTTGACCAAACAACCGAAAGCTAATGGCGCCACCCACTCGCCTGTCTCCAGGCGCATTGGGTGCCGCTTCAGCAAGCAGACGTCAGTCATGTTAGGGCGGTGCTCCACAGTAACGCAAAGCCCCACAGCACGAAACCATGGCTCAAAATCAAGCGGGGCACGAACCCCGCTGATATAAGCCGCCACAAACACACAGATCACCAACAATGAGGCTATGGAGTCCGTTAGGGTCGTCAACACTGTGCCAGAGACGAGATAATACGTGATGAAACGCCACCACACAAAACTCTTCTTATCACTGGGGTTACGTATCTCCACAGTTTTGGATATCTGCAGAAACACCCCCTCAATGATATGCTCTGGCACACAACAGGCCCTGAGGAACAACCAAACCACCCAAAACAACGCCAGCCCCAATGACGCATCACACATACTTATGTCTAAGTCATACGCCCCCTCGGGGGTGAACACAGCCACATCGTCACTCATAAACACCCCATATATCTGACTATACCCAGAGGTCATGACATTGAAGGCATGGTTAAACACCTTCGCCACAAACTCTGGTGAGTTGTCAGACACAAACTGCACCTGCAACTGCCAACCACACAACATGATTGTCACCAACTGTGCCAGATGCTTCTTGGCGATGTCTATATAAGCACCACCGAACATGGACGACAACAACCCAAGACTAAAGTACAACCGAGGCGGCTTGCCCGGCTTCATGAACTCATCCTTCACTTCAGCAGTGATCTTGTCCACAAAGCACGAATGCTCAACTGGTCTCAACTCACCGTAGCGAGCACGAGCCAGCATCTTGCGCAAAGCCGCCTTCTGGTGGGGCAAATGCCCCACAAAGTACCGTAACGTGATGACATCAAAGGACCACCACAAAGCCAACATCGGTGCTGACACAAGCAGGAGACCCAATCGCAGACCATACTCACACACGATGGTGGAGAAGTCCCGATAAATCTCCCGCCCGTGACTATAAACACCGGCGCAGCCCAGCATACGCGAAAGCCACAACAGAAAGGTGAAAAAGGTCACCGGAGCCAGATACTCACTCATCAACGTGCGAAACCAAGGCGCAATGACCTTGTGACGCTCGTCGTCCATTCGCGGCCGGTTACGCACCGGCAATTGCGAGTAGAAGGTGGTACCTGTATACCGATTACCACAAAACCTAACATGAGCACGCCCTTGCTTTAAGAACACTGGGCTGTCAGGCGGATAAAGGTCGAACAAGAAGGTCAACTGCAAAGCAGTATACTCATTGTCCGCCTCCAACGACCCCCCTCGGGCTTTGAAAACCCGGGTCATGGCCGCCGCCTGATTGGCAGAATTAACTGACGCGCCTTGAAACCGATTCTCACCACACAACAAAAATACCACTGGCACCTGCTTAAGTGCCTTACAACACGGCACATCCCACTCAAGCTGACCATCAACCAGTGAACCACCCTGACACTTCAACACATCAAGGATGTCACGGCGCTCATGAACATCAGTGCTCGGCCGAACATCAGATCGGACATAGGTCATATACCACATCCCAACCTGATTGCACGCCCCGTTGATCCGAGCACTGAGCACCTGAGCCTCTGGCACCACATCGTACCCAGGGACATACACACCTCCCATGGGGACAACATTCAGCCCGTCAGAAACGTGCTTAAAAGCAGACACCACATTGCGCACCATCTGATTAGGGAGAGATGGATACGCTTTCATCACCTCGGAAGTGACAACACGGAGAAGGCTCTCCTTAGCCGGACAGCCACCAAACTTCTTGATGACCCAGTACATGGCCGGCTTAAAAAGCCAGCCGTACTTCTCCGTCTTGACGAAAGGGAATATGGCTGTCCTACCAGAGTGTTCTTCACTGTAGACATACCGCCCAGCATCGTTAACATAATGGGGATACGTGCACCCATCGGTGATGAATGTCTCAACACCAAATGATTGCCCGTCCTCCACACGAACGAACTGGATCTTGTCGTCCAACAGCGGCATCACTCCCTCAACGGACAGTCCCATATAGCGACCCATGCCCCTCTCTGATCTCGTAAGATAGTTGCGGTGAGTTGCCGCACTAGCATCACCCCGCATCAACTCACAAAACCCTCCAGAGTAGGCAAACGCCACCCCAGGCTTGACCACGATGTATTCAGCACGCACAACTGCTTCTTCCTGCGGTGCCACCTCATTGGCATCACCCGCACTCATCTCAGCAGCGCGCGCGCTAGCGCGAACACCACGGCCCCCCCCTCCACCAAGATCAACTCCACGAGAACTCTCATGGGCAGCCCGGGCCAAATTCTTGGCGTTACGGGCTGCAAGGTCGTCACCCTCCGTGATGTTGCCATGTGAGCTCGCAATCTGTGACGCCCGCGGAGACAAAAGTGCCCCTGCCTGGCGCTGCAGAATTGGCGGAACCATAAAACGGCTAACATCACCCAATTGCGCCCCTGACCGCTGGTAATCAGCAAGACACCGTTGGTGGTGCTGGTAAGCAACCAACCAATTTGGGTCCCTGATCCCAGCGCCATCCCGCAGATACCTAAAGCTCACAACCAATCGCAGCTCGGGAGCTACGACCTGCACAAAGTAAAGGTACTGCTGCTGTAGACGGTGTTGCCGCACACGCCTACGATACAATTCCAAACGCAACTCTGTGGCAAAAGCCCAGTTGCGATCGACCAGAAATAATGCGTCACCGGGGCTATATCCGGTGACCAGGTGTCCGTCGCGTCCACTCCAGGTTAAACTTACTCCAACGGGGGTTTCCTGTCCCCTGATGTCAGCAGCAGCGTACCGTCTCGCCAGACTCATGGTGATCGAATGCCCAGTCCATCACTGGGGCAGTGATGAACTAGGCTGTTTTGGACTTACGTCAATGACGGCCGCGCGGCAGCGCAAATGCCCAGGCAGGGACTGAGAGCACAACAGGCCCCGGCTGGACTGGCTACCTAGTCCGGGGTAACTGCGCACCCAAAGTATACCTAAACATTTGTCCTAAACTATACTCGTTCACTCCAAGATTCGCCCGGGCGGTGGACCGGTGGTCCCTAACTAATGTTTTTGTTATTTTCAAATAGCCACAAATATCAAACACAGTGGGCGGCAACCCGCATTTCTGGCTAAGGATGCCTCCTTGTCATGTGCTTAGGATAACACACCTCGCCACGCCCTCACCACTACAAGTCCTAAGTGAGAGCGTCGTTCTTTGAATTACACGTACGGCCACCGCACAACCCCAACTGGGGAGTTGCCGTAGCTCGTCAGTGAGATGTCAACGGCTGGAGAACCAGTAGCGAATGGGCCAGTGTTGGTGGCGTTCGCAGTGATTGTGTAGCTCGTCTGCGTCGAAGTGATCTGGTAATACCCAGACCACATCAGCGTGGTTGAGGTCACACCCACCGCTGGCGCCACAATAGCTGGAGCAGTGTTGTTGAGGATCGCACTGATGGGCGTTAGCCCAGTGGACAGTGTGAATGCCCCAATGCCACTAACTCCAGCTGTCCCAGAAGTCCAGTACAATTGCAGCTGAACCACGTCACCGATCTGCAAAGTAGATGGCAATGTGATAACAGTTGCCGCCACACTGACACCGGACAACACTCCTGATGTGGTTGCAACATGGTTGGCAGTGCTACCAAAAATGTTGGTGGTTGTACATGGTCCACGAGTGAAATGTGCCCAGCCTGTCCGGTCCATATTAAGGATCGGCTTGTCCAAGCACACATCATACGTAACCCACAACTCCCCCACGACAGAGGTGGTTGGGACGCTTGCACCCGGCGCTACCGCCAGCTGGAAAGTCCCCATGTCCGTAGCAGTAAGTGGCGCCGACGAATCACCCGTCCTCACGAGATAAGCATTCTGGGTGTTCAGCCCCTTGGCACACTCAACACCATACATGACACAATGGTCTAGTCGGTTAGAAATGGCCTCGGCACTGTTCTCCATCTGGAACTTAGAGGTGTATGCGGGTGAAATCGGATTGTACTCCATAGACGCAACAACTGACCCAAGAGCTGAACCCGCCAAGTAGGGAGACGCAGTGGAGATGAACTCGAACACAAGCCCACCCATGACGTACTCCTCATAATTGGCGGCCAACTGTGACAGGAAAGGGAAGGTTTGCCTCAAACCAATGTTGATAGGGTACGAGTAGTTGATGAACTGACCAGCAGTTCCGGAAGTGACAACGTCACCCAGGAACTCCCGGTGCTGCACTCGTAAACATGAAGCACCCCCTGACGCCTTGAAGGACAGAATTGGATCCATCCCTGAAGGATTCATGAGGGTGTTCACCCGCACAGCGTTGGTTGAGTAATCCCCACTCCCAATCAACTTAGATAAGCGACGTGCCAAATGGACTCCGGCAGCAGATCCAATAGGACCGGCCAACCCTCCAACACTAGCACCCGCTGCCACAAGCAGCTTCTTCACCTCCTTGTTGTCCTTAACAATTGGAGCAAGGGCAGACTTCAAAGCATTGGGTATTGCTGAGAAGCTTCGCTTCATATCAGAGACCGAATATGCCCCAGATCCGGTCAACTGTGCGGCCTTTCGCGCGGCCGCTCTACGCTTCTTCTGACTGTTGGTTCTCGTAAGTGATGTTCTCGGCGCAATGCTACACTCATCGTAAAGCGCCACTGTAGCTGGTCTCACCTGCATAAGTGTACCCGTCTTGCCACAAGACCCCCAAATTCAAAGTAAAGGGGACGCTCATCGCACTTCTCATCTAGCAAGATCAACGCTATGTGCAATACTAGACCGTTTTGGGGCGCCCAAGGCACCGTGACACACAGACGCGTCCTCGGCTACCCCCGACTCGTGAAAACATCACTATCATCAGGGGTCGTCAAGCCCTAAGCTCACATTTTGTCAGCAGTGAGATGCTCACCCATAATACACTATAGGCTCTGGGAGTCCCATAGCGTGGACCCGCCATGCAAGCAGTCCAACTAACACCACACATCCTAGATGTTTTAGGGTCATGCGGTCCTCATCCTGAGACGCGACAATCACACCCACAGCTGTAGCCTATGTTTCAGCAACACGCGCAGCTGGAAAACCAAGCCTACT